GCTCTCCCTCTTCATGGCCAAACAGGAATATCGGACCATCACGCGCCGCATGCTGCAGGGCCGTCTGGACTCCGCAAAAGAGGGAAAATGGCCGACCGGAGGCGCGGCTCCTTACGGCTATGAAATTTACAAGCTAAAAGGCCAGAAAGGTCAGAGCCTCCGGATCGTGCCGGAAGAGGCAGAGCTGGTCCGGGAGATCTTCCAGCTGTATACAGAAGATGAGCTCGGCTCCCATAAGATCGCGACCCATCTCAACTCTCTGGGATATCATCACCGAGAGGGCAAAAGGTGGACTTCTGCCCATGTTGAGAGGATCCTTTCCAATCCCTGTTATACCGGGAAGCTCAGATACAAAAGGCGGCAGACTGTCACTGCGATGGAAGCCGGGAAGATCGTGAAGCGCCGGACCCTGAACGAGGCCGGGCAGCTTGTCTATGCCGGCCTGCACGAGGCCATTGTCTCGGAGGAGACTTACAGAAGGGCGGAGGAGATCCGGAAAAAGCACGCCATGCCTCACCTACCCGGAAGGTGGACGCTCTCCAATGTCTTCTATAAGGTGCTGGTCTGCAGCGAGTGCGGGAAGCCGATGGCCATGCAATGGGATAACCAGAAGCGCGCCAGGATCACCTGCAGGACGAAGGGATGCCCGTGTGTTGGATCTGAGATCTCACTGGTCGAGGACCGGCTGATGCAGGCGCTTCGGGAGTATCTCGCAGATTATGCCGCTGAGGACGCGCCAGCGCCTCAGATTCGGGAGAAAATGGAAGCGACGGTAAAATCCCTGACTGAGCAGAAAAGAGCGCTGCAGGCGAAGCTGGAGCGCGTCAGGGACGCCTATGAGGACGGCGCCTATGATCTGGATACGTTCAAAGAGCGCAGCGCTTCCATCAATACGGGGATTGATAGCATAAACGCGGAGCTTGATGACGCAGTCCGGCAGCTTGATGCCCTGGAGCGCCGGCAGGACCGGCTCCCGGATCTGCAGGATCTCGTCGACCACTACTATGATCTGCCGGACGCCGCTGCCAAAAATGCCATGCTGCGGGCTCTGTTGGAAAAGGTCGTCTATGAAAAGAAAAAGGGCGGACCCACCCATGCGGATGAATTCGCCCTTACAGTTTATCCTAAGATTTCTATGTGATTTGTTGTGATGATCTGTATCCCTATCAATGCGGATATGGATCATCACAACTTTGTTTTACTCTGCCAGATGGAAAAGGATCAGATCCGGCGCGTCGGTGTTCCACTCCGGCTCCCAGACTCCGGAGGCGTTCACCCAGTAGTAAAGATCCTTGTCCCGGCTCTTCACATAGGTGTAGGTCGCCATGATACCGGACTTCGTGAGGTAGTACCAGAGGCCGCCGACCTCTACCCACTGCCCGGAAAGCATTGCACCGTCCGCCGGATTCATGTAATACCAGTTGTCTCCGGACTTAAACCAGCCGGTGATCATCCTGCCGGACTCGTCGAAGACATACCAGCGGCCGCCGATCTCGAGCCATCTGCCGCGGATCATCTCGCCGTTGAGGTAGTAGTACCAGCCGTCGGACCGCTCGATCCAGCTCGTGAGCTTCATCTCCAGATGTCTCTTGCAGGCCTGCCATGCACACCAGCTCACGTACATCTGGCACCACTGGGCCGGGTTCATGCCGTACCAGGCGCCGTACTTCGTGTAGTTGTTCATGCCTGCGTTGGCGTGCGGATCCTCCAGGCTCTTGTTGCTGGCCTTCTCCTCGTATCCGATCTCCGCCATCGCGACCTGCAGCAGATCCTCGACGGTGCAGGTGCCGTCCCCGAAAGCCGGGCGGCCAAAGCCCTGGACACGGTTCACGCCTCCCACGGCTGCGTAGCTGTACTCATGGGACGCGCAGCAGCCTCCGTTTGTGGAGAACTCCCTGCTGTTGGTGTTGCCCTCCACGGACTTGAAGGTTTTCTTCTTCGTGTCCACACTCAGCACGATGCCGACGTGCCCGATCCGCTTCAGGCTGCTGTTGTAAAAGTATACCGCATCTCCGGGCCTCGGTACAGTATACCAGGCTCCGGCGTGCTTGAAGTACGAGGCCCCTGTGGGCGTATAGCTGGAGTAGTCTCCCCTCAGGAGCTTCTTGCCTGCCAGATAAGCATTATCCATATCTTACCTCCTCAAAGCAAAAGAGGGCAGATCTCTCTGCCCTCTCCGTGCGCATCACTGCTGCATCTTGTCATACTGTGCTTTTGCGATCGTGACCAGGGCGCCGCAGAAGACATCCAGTGCAGCGAACGTCTGCATGATCTGATCCCCGTACGGGATGCTCCAGATATTGCAGAAGGCGCTGATCAGTGTGCCGATCGGCAGCACGAGCAGCGCGATCACCTTAAGCGTGTCATAGGTCTTATTACTCATCATGATCACTGTCCTCCTGTTCAGGCATCCGCAAGAGCTTGTTATAGAGCTCCGTCGCGACATCATTGCCGCCGAGGTTGTGGTATGCCTTGTACACTTTCTTAATCGATTCCTTCGCATAGATCGGGCAGTAGCCCTTGTCCATGTATTTGTTATAATCCGATACGATGGAGTTTCTCAGGAGGCTTTCTACCCCTGCGGCGATGGCCTCATTTTTCGTCCTTTCAATCTTCAGCTGAGCGGAGATGTTCCGGTAGCCCCAGGCCAGCACGGCCGTCGCTCCAGCAAAGAGCCACTCCACCCAGTTTTCGGATATAAATCTGATGATTGCGTCCAAAGTTAGCGCCTCCTCATGTCCTTATCAATACTCTTCGCCGGAGATCAGAGTAAACTCCTCGGCTGTGATGCCGTTCCTCTTCCCCACCAGTGCCCGCAGCATCTTAAGGCTGTAGAATCCGGCCTCATAGGCTTCCTTGATCTTCTCAAAATTCTTACTCATGATCTTCCACCTCCTCGTCTTCTTCGTCGATCTCGACGTCTGCCATGATTGCGACATACTCCAGGAGCGCCTGCTGCTTCGCGATGGTCGCTCTCATGTTCTCACGCTCGCGGGCTTCCGCGATGCTTTCCTTAAGCCTTGTGATCAAGCTCATAATTTTTTACCTCCGTATGTGTCCATAGTGATTTCAGATACTGGTCCATCCTCCGGATCAGCTTCCAGGAGTTTCCCTTCGCCGCGTGTTGCCTCCATCCGGCATAACACTCGTAGACCTTAGCTTTCGGGATCTCGCCGCGCTCGCACTTGTGGACGAGGCGCTTCAGCTTCCTGCGCTCCCTCTTCACGTTCTGAGGATTCAGCTGCATGAGGACCTTCCCGGTCTCCGTGAGGGACCAGATGAAGCCCAGGAAGAGGATCCCGTCCGTCAGCGGGTAGACTCTGGTTTTTGTAGGATTGTACTGAAAGCCGATGCTCGTCAGATACTCGCCGATCCGGAGCTTACACTTCTCCAGGTACTCCTCGTCCGGATGGATCAGGATGAGGTCGTCCATGTATCGGACGTAGTACTTGATCCGCAGCTGCTCCTTGATCAGATGGTCGAGATCTGAGAGGACAGATATGCCCGCGATCTGGATCATCTGGCTGCCAGGATTAAAGCCGATCTCTCCGGCATACTGCTCGGAGAGGATCGTGTCCACGGCCCCGTAGGTCCAGTCGTCGAGCTTTTTGCGGAAGGTCCTTTTTGCTACATCGTGCCTCATGTTCGGGTAGTAGCCCTTGATGTCGCACTGCAGCACGTATCCGGATCTCCCATAACGGCGGAAGTGTTTCTGCAGGAAGCACCGGATCCGGCCTCTGGCGAAGTCGGTGCCGCGGCCCTGCTGACAGGCGCCGTTATCGTAAATGAACTGAGGGACCATAGCGGGATAAATAATATTATCGTTCAAGCTGCGCTGATACACACGATCCCGGAAGGTGATCGAGATGATGTCCCTCGGCTTCGGTGATGTGACTTTGAAGCTGACCGGAGGCCGAGCCTTGTAGGTTCCGCTTTTGAGTTCGCGCTCCAATTTCAGTACCTCCTCTATGCCGTTGAGGACGAAGTGCGCGGTCGAATCTTTCCACATGACCCCGTTCTTACATTTGTACATCGAGTCGTATAAGGCATCGAAGCCTATTACTTCTTCCATGTGATTCCTCATAAATATTCATAGCGCTGATAGCGGTACCGGCTCCTGAAGAGCCGACCGCGTCACTCTGAGATTGTTCACCTCCGGAGAGGCTGGGATTTCGGCTCCTTGTGTTAGGTGTCGGGGAGCAGCTGCCCTGCAGGCAGCCCATACGTCCCGATAAACGACACAATCCGGCGCGCACCGATTGCTGTTGTTCGCGTTGTTGTTGTTGAGATACCCTGTCGAGTTCACATTCCACGCATTGTTGGCGTTGCCACGGTTAGCGCTACGCAGTCGCACGTTCTGCGAAAGGTTCCTTATAGCCTACGTCCCATATAGAAAAGAGGTCAGCCCCGGAGGTCGGAGCTGTACCGCTTCCTATCCGATTCATTCCATCTACGGATGTATGATCTGACCTCTAAGGTCAGGCCGCCCCAGTATTTGATCCGTTTCGTCGGGAGATGGAAGATCCGCCGCGCGAGCTGCATCAGGGCCAGAAGGTCGTTACACTGCTGAGCAGCGTACTCCTGCAGCCGGATCCTGGTCACAGCCTTGTCATGATCGTGATTTACCCGGACGTTGTTGGCGTTCCACACAGAGACGTAGATCTCCTTGGCGATGTGGATCAGATCCTGAGTGATGGCCAGATTATACTCCGGCTTGAAGACGTTCGGGTTTTTCGTGATCATGATAGTATAGCTGGCAAGCTCCAGGGCCTTCGTGATGACCTCCAGCTTCCCTTCTCCTCTTTCGCCCGCAGGTACTGACATATTCTTCGATCTCCTTTATGATGCCGGGCCGCGAGGCCCGGCGATTGACGATAGTACGGATTAGCAAATAACACAAGCCGGCGCGCACCGAGAGCTGTAGTGCGCGTTGCCGTGGTTGAGATACCCTGCCGAGTACACATTCCGCGCACTGCCGGCGTTGCCACGGCTAGCGCTACGCAGTCGCACGTACTGCGCGCTGGTCTTCGCGTTGATCGCATAGATCTTGTAGGCGTCATACTTGTTACTGGATCCGGTGCCCGCCGGAGAGGTCAGACCGAGCGCTCTCTTCCAGTACTCCCAGTACTCACCCTCTGCCCCGGCCAGCTGCGGCGTGCCGTACATCTGCTCCAGGGACGGGAGGAAGAAGGTGTCGTAGGTGACCTCTCTATCCACGGCGTGACCCTCCACGGTATTGAGCGCGGTCGTGATTTTGACCTTGCCGAGGACTGCCAGGAATTCTTCATCGAAGCCTGCCATGAAGCCGCGCTTGTCAGCGAGCTGAGCCGGAGGCACGTCGAAGTCATTCTGCGGAGTCCACCAGGCGCCGGCCGCTGCCTTCGAGTTGAGCCACTGTCTGTATGCAGACTGACTCCAGCGGTTATAACCATAAGCGACTCTCTGCATGCTGTTGAGCGTGCTCGGCACAGTGTAGGGCATGGTGCCGAGATCCGTGCCGCCGTCTCCGGATTCCACTGCCACGGTCTCGATCAGCTCTGTGGACGTCTGGGAGCTCCTGGAAGATACGGTCCAGTTAGACGGAGCGGTATCCGGCATGGAGCTGAAGCCCGTCAGCACGCCGCCTTCAGGCACGTCCTGCGTCAGCGTGAACTGATAGGTTCCTGCGACCGCCTGGGACCAGGTCTGCGCGAGCGTGACGTGATAGGTGCCGGCTGCCAGACCGCCCTCCGGCGCCACATAGAAGGCCTCTCTGTTGTCAAACTGGATATCGAAGGGCGTGCAGTAGTGCCACTGCAGCCACATGCCCGGGACGATCTCACCGTCCTGCAGCTCTACGTTGCCGAAGTGCACGATGTCCAGCGGCACGGTGTACTCGTTGGTCCCGTCGGACCAGTTGACGTTGATCTGGTCGCCGATGTCGAGGACTTCGTGCGCGATTCCCTCACGGACCAGCCTGCGAATCTCTTCGAGGTTGGTGGTCAGCTCGGCGATCTTGTCGCTGGCCATGATCTCCAGCAGCGCGTTCTGCCGGTTCATGGCGGACAGCATCTGCTGACCGGTTTCATCGAGTAAAATAGGTTTTGTGATCATATCTTTCCTCCTTAGGATTCAGTGATAACGCAGAGTTTCCCGCTTTCAACTTTGAGGCCCAGACTGTCCTGGAGTGCTGTCGGATTTGCTTCCAGATAGTCGGCCACGGCCTGGCGGATCTCCGGCCCGGACAGCTGGTCGATCTTGGCCTTTAGCAGCGCGTATGCTACAGTTCCATCCATGTCCGCCCTCCTTTATCCGTTCCGGATCCAGCTGCCGGCGTCTGCATCAAACCAGTAGACGTGCCCGGTGTCCATCTCTATAAAGGTGGAGCCGTTCTTCACCGGCTTCCCGTCCACGATGTCGGTCGGCTTCGTGTCGGTGCTTAATCCCACGAGATCGATCGGGCCCATGTGGGAGCCCTGTAAAACAGTGATCATAGGTGCTACCTCCTTGTTTAGCTTTCCTCATCAAGTTCCATGCAGACCATGCCGTCTGCCACTACGAGACCGCCCAGGCCTATCCCTTCACGAGCGAAGCCGGGAGTAGCTCTTCGGAAAAGCCCTCCATGCTCCACATATACAGTGGTGTCGGCTTCCGGCAGTCTGGTATCGATCTCATCGATCAGAGTTATATCTTTGATTGTGCTCATATTGATGCCCTCCTTACGTGTAATACTCAATTACTGCCTGAATGAAGGACATGACGTGCGATCCGGAAGAAGCTGTAGCCTCGACTTTGATGACATCACCCGCGGCTGCTGAAAAAGACTTGTCTCTCATCGTTCCACGCCACAAATAAGTGTTGCCGGTCAGGTCCCGGTTGTCGATGGTCGTGCCGCCCTTGTAGATCCGGCAGGTGCCGCTTCCCGCACCGTTATAGTCGGCAGAGAAGCCGCCGTAATAAACCACGCAGTTAGTCGCTCCAGCAGGGATCGTGAAAGAGTTAGTCTCCGAAGGTTCATACTCTGAGGAGCTGGCACCGAAGCCTCTGATCGCTGAAGCCGCGATCATCTTGATGTTTTTCGTCTTGGCCGTGACCTTTCCGGTGCCGTCATGGTAGCCGGCCGGGACCGTATAAGATCCGCCCGGAGAAAGCTTTCCAGGGCTCACCGCGCCTCTGTTTGTCATGGTCCCGCCCGCCGGCTCATCATTGGAGTCCGACGTGATCGCCGTGTACCCGGAGAGGACCTGGGCCTTCGTCGCAGTACAGTCGTCAGATCCGGAGCCTCCGCCGGTTCTCAGGATTACACACTCAGCCATAGATCACACCCCCTTAATGTACAGCGGGATCGCCGCTGTCGGCTTCTTCCGGTAGCAGTAGAAGGTGATCTTCCCTGCTGCCGTCACAGCTCTGTCGATCATGGCGTAGTTCTTGATCAGTGTCACATAATTCGCGGCGTTAATCGTCGAGGGTAGACCCGCAGAGATGATCGGTGCGTCGTTGGCTGTGATTCCGGCGACGTTGACCGACTGTGTATAAGGCGCCGCATTGGTCCAGCCGCCGGCCGTGAGCGTCGCCGTCCTTACCTTCGCAAGGTCAGAGCCGTAGAGCGTGCTGCTGCCGGTGCCGCCTCTGGCCACGGCCAGCGTGCCGGAGTTGATGTCCGCGGCGCTGTGGGTGTGCCCTGCCTCCGCGGCGTTGATTTTGGCCGCGGTCACATGGTGCGGATTATCTGTATTCGCCAGGTGATTGATCAGGTCGAAGATGGCCTTCGAGATCTTGCCGAAGGCTGTGGTCAAAGTCTCGCCGCTGACGAGGTTCGCCCGCGTCGAGGCCCTCGTGTAGGTCGGTGTCTGTCCGTTGGTCGTGACGTTCGGGACGTTGCCCAGGCCCACATCCTCCGCGCTCACCCGGTGCGGGTTGTTGTGGTCGTTCACGTGCGCGTCAAACTCGAGTTTCGTCGCGTAGATATCGCCCTCGATCAGGATGGCCGTGACGTTCTCCGCGTTGCCCAGCTGCACGACCACGGTCAGATTGAGCTCGAGCGCCCTGCCGGAGTCTGCCGCCGGGTAGAAGTCCACATCTGTGGAGGAGTACCGGTAGCCGAAGAGAAACTCCTCGTTATTGTCATTCTTGGCATAGACTCCGATCTCATAGCCGTAAAAGCTGGAGACGATCTGCGAGGAGCTCACGTATCCGGTCAGCAGCATGTAGTCCTCTGTAGGCTCCGCCTCCGTGAGCGAGATGCTCAGCAGAGGGTTGACCATCTCCGTGACAGAGCTCGGATCCGAGGGCACACCGTTGCCGATGGCGATCCTCGTAAAGGTGATAGAGTCACCATACAGCGACCGGACGATCATGTTCCGCCCGGCCGGTGTAGTGCTTAGGGTTAAATAAGTGTCTGCCATTTATGCCTCCTCATTGCTTATGAATACGCCGCCGTCAGTGTCCACCAGGAGCGTCTCATCATGATCGACATACCAGGTCAGATCCGCGAGAGGATCCGCGGTCTCGATGTCCGTCGGGTACAGCGTCTTGGTCTGCTTCAGCGCGAGGCCCACAAAGACAGGATCCTTGTGCTTATAATTGATGCAGATCCTCACGGTCATGTTGCTGGGCCGCATCTTGTAGACGATGTCCTCGACATTGCTGATCACGTTCGGCGTGTTGATCGTGAGATCCACACGCAGCTCGTAGATGGACTGCGTGACCTTCAGCGTCACGTTGTCCTTGCCGGCCAGGGACTCCAGGACTTCCCGGAGCTTATTCTCCGTATACGGCAGGTCTCCGATGAAATAGCTCTTGATGGCCTGCCTGCGGTCCTCCAGCGTCTCGTCTGCCGTTACAGTGATGCCCAGGAGGCGCTCCCAGATCAGGCAGCCGATCTCCGTGAGGCTGTCCAGGAACTGGTTGGCGTAGATCTCATCCACGTCCTCGAAAGTCTTAGCGAGGAGATAGTCGTAGGCCTTGCATATCTCCTGCCACTCCCTCATCTCCGCGAGGTGCTGAGGGAGCCAGTGTATCGTTTTAAATTCTAATTTCACGAGTTGGTCACCGTGCCCAGGATTGGGATCGCATCCCAGCTCAGGGCGAGGTTGCTCGTGCTGCCGTTCAGCTTCGTATTGCCTACATCGAGCGCGCCCTGCACGGACAGGATCGCGCTCTCGATACGGCTGACATAGACAGTGATGTGCGTGTTTTCGTCCCCATCAGCCCAGCCGGCCCGCTGCGCTGCGATATACTCCTCGATGGCCGCTTTGATGGCAGTCTCGCAGGATGCCCAGCTGTAGCCGGTCATAAAGGTGATGCTGGTCGCGATGTTGACCGTCACGGTGCTGACAGAGAAGACCGTCATGTCGTGACCGATCGCGGCGATGCCGTAGCCCTTTTTAGGCGTCGGACACATCTCCTCCTGGATCTCATCGACCAGATACTGGGAGACCGGTCCGTAGTCGCTGCTGATCAGCACGGCCTTCACCGTGCCGCCGCCGTTCCAGACCGGATAGATCTTGCACCCGCCGACGCCTTCAAAGGCGTTGATCTTCAGCTTGTACTCCGCCACGTTGCCGCCGAAGGAGCTCGAGTCGAAGCTGTTCTTATACGCAGCCAGCAGGTCTTCTTTCGTGCTGGCATCGTCGCCCTCCACGAGCACCTCTGTGATCGTCGCGGTGTTCAGGTCCTCCACGTAGGTGATCGGTATGGTCACTCCGGTCAGACCGTTCGGCGCGGATCCGGCGGTCTCGCAGCGTGCGAGGTACGCATACTCTGCAGCGTCGATCGTGTCAACCACGACGTAGTTGTAGGCGCTCAGGTTGAAGCGGGCGCCCATCGGGATCGGCGCGTCTCCCACCAGTCTGACCTCGCAGAAAGTTGCGTCCTCCGGATAGATGCCCCTCTGAGCGCAGAGCTTCACGAGGTTCTCATAATCCGCAGACGCCGGATCGATCTGATTCAGCAGGTAGTCCGCCTGGATGTAGAAGCGCTCCAGTTCGTAGGCGATGATGCTGAGAGCGTTATGGACCAGAGATCCTTCGCCCTTCAGTATGTCATCGCTTACCTGCGCTTTTCCTTCGGCGAGCAGGGCCGCGTAGGTCCTATCCTCATACATATTCGCTCACCTCCAATGTGCCTATAGTAGTTTCGACCGTGAATGTGATGCAGAGCTTCGTGCCTTCCAGGTGTGCGTCGAAGTCCGTGATCCCGGTGATATACGGATTCACCAGGAGCGCTTCTTCTGTCTCTGTCTGACAGTCCGATAGGAGATACTCGTCGGAGATCGTCTCTCCGATGTACTGCTCGTACTCCACGCCATACTGCCAGGAGTAAATGGCGTAGCGGTACCGCTCCGAGTGCAGGCAGTTCCAGATCCAGACCTTAATGGCCTCCAGCCCCTCCACGATCAGCCCGGTCAGCTGCCCGGTGCTGAAGTCCACGCCGTATTCTCTGGGCGTCTCCTGCACCGTGACGACTCTCCGGGCTTCCACGATCTCAGTGTTAAGAAAAGACGGTAAAATACTCATGAGGCGCTCACCATCCTTCCGAGTACAAAAAACTTACTGTCGGAGATCTGCACGACCGCGACGTGATCTCCGGCCTTAAGCGCCGGCAGGTACTCACTCTGATCAGTACAGAGCCCGCCGTCTGCCGGTGCGATCTCCTTCACCTGGATGCAGTTCTTTTTCAGGAGGTAGTCCGCGAAAAGCAGGTCCTCCTTCTGCAGCGTCAGGTTGCCGATCTTGCAGGATGTCGGGCTGAGCATCTCCGCGAGCTTTATAGTCCCGCCGGTGCTGCCGTCGCCCGGTCCTTTCATCATGGTTACAAAGTCATTAGTCCAGCTCATTTCTCGGCCTCCTCTTCTGTCGTCGATTCGACCTCGCTCATGATGCTGTCGAAGGTCAGCTCCAGCTCCATCGTGTAAGTACCGTTTTCCCAGACGTGCTTATCCGAGGATATCCAGTACTTGCCGGAGAGCCCCGTCGCCATATCCGAGACGCGGACGAAGTAGCACGAGAGGCAGTTGATGTCTCCGATGCTCTTCACCTTGATCGTCTGGGACGGTGCTGTGATCAGGAGGTTATGGGCCGCCGTTGTCGGATCCACGCCCTCCTCCTGCTTATAGACCTGCTGGAATGTGCCGAAGACAGTCAGGGAGGACGCGTCCTCCACCTCTCCGATCTGGGCGCCCTTGTCGTCGTAGATCTTCACCCGGTTCACGATCTTGTCCATCGTCTCTTCGATGGTCGCTTCCATGAGGTTGCTGTAATCGTCCAGGGTAAAGCCTGCGACGATCCACTCCGTCTTATAGACGCCGAGGCCCCTCTTATAAATCATCGGGAAGTACTTGTCTCCCGTGATCCGGTGGGCCTTGGTATAGGCGGCCATGATGATGTCGTAGAGCGTCATCTCGTCGCAGAGCATCGAGGCGATGTTGACGCCGGTCGGGTACAGATAACGGACCGGGACCTGGGCGTCATCGCAGACCATCTGCGCGATCGTCTCCGGAGGCAGGTTTTTGAAGTTATACTGGCCGGTGCTCTCGAGCAGGTGCTTCATGAAGTCGAAGGCCGTGAAGGTGATCGTGCCGATCGCCGAGGACTTCTCCGAGCCGAAGAACTGCCCATAAAAGACCTCGCCCTCCTGCCCGTAGGAGAAGGAGATCAGGTCCCCGGTGCTGATCTGCGGCAGGTTAAAATGATCAAAAGGTGCGTTCACGTAGTCGATGGAGAGCTGCCGCGAGGCCTGGGAGGCCGAGCCGCTCCATTCGATTTTCGTGACCGCGTTGGTTATGTCGTACTGGCCGCCCTGGGCTTTGATCAAGACGAGCCTCACCAGTTTTCCTCCTCCTGGGACGTCTCACTGCCCGGGATCGTGAGGACCATGCCCGGCGTGATCGCGTTGGGATTATCTCCGATGATGTCCCTGTTCTGGGCCCAGATCGCGGCATAGTCTGCGGACCCGGTCTGCTGCCGGGCGATCCCGGACAGCGTGTCGTACTTCTTAACCGTGTACACGGATGCAGACCGTTCCGGTATTACTCTTTCCATGCCTGCCTCCTTACATAGTGACCACGCTGGAGAGCCCAGAGGAGATAGATCTGTACTCCTTCAGGGTCAGCGTGTATGCGATGTCTCCGGTCCCGTCCTCTTCTCCCCACTCGAAGCTCTCGATCGTGCAGCGGAAGTTTATCGGCGTGCCGGTAATGATCAGCTTGACCGTGCCGGCGCGCTTCATCTTCTCGATCAGATTGACGTACTCCTTCGGGCTCCTGATGTTCCTGAAGTCGCAGTAGCTCGAGTCGTAGTGCTTCGGGAAGAAAGAGCTGAAGGATATCTCCCTCAGCCCTCTCTTGCCTTTCAGCGTGATGTCGCCGAGGCCGATGACATTGACGGTGGTGTTGTTCTGCGTGCTCGTTACCTTATAATCCGGAGGCAGGACCGGGATACGGACGCTTCTGCTGCCTTTAAGCCATATTTCCACTGTATGCCCATCCTCC